TAGGCCACTCCATCAGGATTTAGGTTGTAAAAGTGGTTATCCAATAACTGCTTGCGGGTTTGGCCTGAAGCTATGTCAACCTCTCCCAGCCAACGCAAAAAGCCAGGGTCGTTGTTGAGAGATTCCCAATCGGGGACTTGCTCTGCTAATCTACTCCAGAACTTCTCTTCTGCTGTCTGCTGTTGGCCCTGGTAGAGATTCGCAACCGCATCACGGAGTCGTTGGTTCTCATTGAGCAAGGCGTTGAAGTTGCGCGCAAGGGTCACAAGCTCCTCGCCATAGGGCTCAAAGTCTTCCTCCTTCAGAGGCTGAATGCCCTGCTCTGTTGCCGCTCCAGTCTGCGGGGGCTGCTGCTCGCCTGTTGCTGCACCTTGCTGTTGCTGTATCTCACCAAGGCTCTGCCCTGTTGCACCATTGGCGATAAGCTGGTTGAGCGTCGCAATGGTGGAGGCTGCCTCCATTAGCTTCTGCTGCAAGTCAGCGTTTTGGGCTTCCAATGCAGAAAGCCTCTCACGCAACTCACCAACATCAGCCTTGACTTCAGCGTCATACTTGCCCTTGAGAACCTTGTACTTCTGCTCCCAATCAACGGGCTCCTGTTGCTCAGGTGGCTTTTCCCCTTGTGCCGGTGGAGGAGACGCTTCGCCCTGAGCGGGAGGTGTTGGCTCTTGCTGCTGCTGGTTTTGATCCTTAGCAGCGGGTTGATCCTTCTTCTGTTTCTTCTTGCCTTCCGCAAGCTCCTTCTGGAGTTTCTCTGCCTCTTTTGCCTGTTTCTCTACTGCTGCTGGTACGCTCGACATTGTTTTCCCTCCTTGTGCGAGCCCCTTTCAGGGGTATTCGCGGTCTGTGGGCTGACCGGAGCTGCCGCGATGTGTTCAGATACCTGAATTTCTTTGTGAAAAAAATATAGAGGCGTCTTCCGGTCCATACCCTGTTCACGGTTAGTCAATTTCAATCTTTGACCTCCTGAAAAAAACTTGATCGTGTCCAGATGCAGCGGGCTACTGGAGGTAAAGGAGGCCGAAACCCTCACGTCTTCACACCACCGCAACCGGACACGCAACTATGATCGAGTCGCGGTAGTTGGTGAAGACCACCAAACGATCCCACTGCTCCTTAAATGGCCTCCTCAAGTCCACCACCTTTTCACCCTGGGACACTGGTTTTAGCCGTAGCGTGCGGGCCGCAAACGGCTCTGATATGAAGTACGCAATCTCATTGCGGTAATAGACATAGATTCCTGAACGAATAGCGTCTTCAGGTTCTTCATAGATGCGCCGCTCTACCTTGACGCCCTTCATCTTCATTTGCAGGTCAAGGCTTGTGGCAGGGTCAACCACCACCTTATCGCTCATTCGCCTGAAAACAGGGATAAGGGCCTTCTTGACCGTGCCATCCAGATCAACCCCAAGGCGCGCAAGGGCCTTGCTCAAGGTCTTGCCGCGGAACATCCCCGCATCACGCGGGTTATCGAAAAAGTACGCCTGGCAATCCTTGTAAACCAGCCCAAGGTTGTCCTTATCCCGCTTGCCGATCTCTTCCAGCGTCATGTCCTTGGTAGCGTCAACTATTTCCTCAGCCATAACGATTAGCTCCTGGGTCTCACATAGAGCATAGTCACAACGGCCTTTCCTGCGGTAGCTGCGGTCCCAGTCTGTGTGTACTTCACAAAAACCTCGGTATCCGCGCTTATGCTCTTGCTCTTGCCGCTGACAATAGTCACGCCAGCGTTGCTCTCATCCACGTCACCTGCCGCGACGTAAGCGTCATCATCGCTACTGGTCCCTACCACGAGAACATTGGTAGTACCGGCGTTGAAGGCAGTCTGCACATCGACGATAGTTGCCACAAGCTCCGCCCCTGCTGGCAGGATGCCCATACTCACGGTGTACGGATCAGCCACATTGTAGTTAATCGTGGCCTTCAGTGCTTCGAGGACCATGGTCTTGGACAGGTTGTCGCCACGATCCATGATGATCTTCTTTGCCCGTAACTCATTGACGGTTAGCTTTTCATACCTAGACATTTTCTTTCCCCTCCTCTACCCTTGTTGTTGTTCCCTTTCAAAATTGACAATCCTTTCAACCATTTGCCGCGACGCGGCGAATATGTTTAGCAGGCTTACAAGCGTCCTGCGTTGCCCGATAATGGTTTCATCGTAGTTGTCCAGGGATTCAAGTGATAGCTGCTGGTCAACGCTTTTCAGGTAATCCACAAACTTCTCGAAATCCTTGTCGCGCGTAAGCCTTGCGATCACCTTCCATGTCTCGTTATCCGGCTCTGGCAAATAATTCCTATCCATTTCCCATCATCCTCCCTGGTTCTCTCCCTATTGCGCCCCCATCAGGGGCCATAGCCGCTGGCCGAAACGGTATGGCCCCACTCTGAGGGGACACGGGAGGCATGGGCTGTGGCGAAGCAGGAGGCATGCTGGCGGCTAACTGCTTCCTGCGCAATAATTCTTCCCGCGAAGGCACCACCTTCTTGGTAGGCATCTTGAGGCTCTTCACTGTCTCACGCAGCACTTCAGCCCTGCCTTCCTCACCCATGATGGCAAGGTCAACAGGGTTGTTGGTTTGTTCTAGGAACTCAGTGCGGCGTAGCTGTAGCTGTTCTTGGACGATCAGATATTCGCTCGCCCGCGCGATAACCTCAATGTCGCCCCATTTCTCCACGTCTTCGTCATAGAGCATGATCTGCGTCCAGTGTTCCTTGATTGTCGGTTGGATGATATTGCGGTCTATGTATCCGACCACGTTCTTCAGGGTCTTGGTGGCGGAATTAAGGAGCATGGAAAGCCCTGAAGCGGTCTTGCCTGCTCCACCTACACGCTCGTTGCCGTACATATAGGCAGGGATGCCCGATTGCTCGGAAGCCTGCTTGAAGAAATATTCATAGACAGCCAGAAGCGCATCGGCCAGCAAGTTAGGCTGATAGAAATTGATAGCCGGTTTTCCGTGTGGCATACGGCTTTCTTTGGTCTGCCAAATCTTCCAAGGCCAAATACGGGTAACATCCTGGCCTGCATACAGCCGATCCATATTGACCTCGACCTGCGGCCCGGAAGCGATCCCCATGTTGTTCACCAGGGCGCGTGCCGCGGCATTACACACCCTCTGGGTGTCGCGCATAAGCTGAGGCACACCTTCGCCCCAAATAGAGTCATTGGTAGGGGAAAACGATGCGCTGTAGTAAAGCCTGCGGCCAAGGGGATGCGGGTTAAGCCGTGCCATAACAACCCACCGGCCAAACAGCACCACCACGGCCTCGTAGTCCATGAGAGGGTCTTTGATCTGCCGGGGGCTCATACCCCAATCCAGGAGCAGCCGCCCACGGATAGGCCCGTTGAAAATCCACCCTGTCAGCGGAGGGTCAGGGTCGTTAAACTCCTGCGGCCTGCCCTCTGCTTGCGCCCGTTGGTAGTCACCCACCAACATGCTGTTATCGTCACGGAAATAGCCGTACTGGTAATCATAGAGCACCCCTCGAATGGCAAGCTCGCTCCACCCGGGACTGCCGATCATCTCCACCAACTGCCTACGGCGAAGTCTAATCCGCTCACACAAATACCCATCATGTACCGACCTGGCTCCAGGGGAAGGAAACATATCGAAAGGCGATACACGCTCGTAACAGCGGAACAGCTTTTCAGCCACTACGGGACGCCACGCCCCGTCAGGTCCTTCTTGCCACACCAGGGTTTTCTTTCGCTTGATGATGGGGCCTTTCAGGAAAGCAGCCGGGAAGGTCACAAAGTCGATGATGAAATCCTCTAGCGCCTGATAATAACCCCCTGCCTGCAACTCATCCTCAATGCGTGCGCTAAGCAATTCGGTGGCCTTCTCTGCCTGCTCCAGGCGTTCTTTCCTCACGTTTTCCCTGACCTCCTGAAGCCTCTGCGCTATCTGCTCAGGGGTCACAGCCTCAATGCCTTGTGCCCGCATCACGGTAGCGGTTTCGAGCGTGACCGTCCTGGTGATCTCCTCTTCAATGTTGTCTGGAAGTTCCGGCACTTCACTTGGGGCAAGCGACCAGGGTCTCTCTCCTGCTGGCAATATGATGTCCTTGATCCACGCTTCAGCGGCCCGGCATTTCATGCCCGTGAGCTTCATGAAGACCGTAGAGCCGTTAGTCTTCTGGATTTCAGCCAGCACATCATCGTCATACTTTCCCTTGCGTTGGTTGAGGCACTTGACAAGGGTGTCATGCACACCGCTAGACTGTTTGGCATTCACTGCTGCATCCACGGCCTTCTGCACATAGGCAGCCAAAGCGGTCAGGGGTTGGCGGTTCTGCTGCTCTTCAGCCTTTTTTCGATCCGCCTCCAACCGCTCTTTTGTGACGATCTGCTGCGGGGATGCGGTCTGCAATATCCTGTCTTCTAGCGGTATTGCGCTCTGTGTCATGTCCATGCCTCTGCTGATGGCGGTTCAACCTGAACCGGAAATTCTCTGTGGCCGGAAAACGCTCCATACGATGTATCACGACTCCAAGAGTGAAGTGTCGCCATGGTGCGAAATGCGTCCGCTCCATGAGACGCCCAATCATGAAGCGGGCGGTTCTTGTAGCTCTCGGTGCGCTCGTCCCACTCTTTCCGGTACGCCTCCAAAGATGGGAGCCCCACCTTCTGGCCGTTGTAGAGCTTGGTGCAGTTTTTCTCGTCGAACCAGCACACGTTCAGGATCTTGCGCACTGCCTCAATACCGCTCTGCACACTAAGCCTGGGGGCCACCTCAAAACGGATACCCAACTCCAGAGCAGCATCAAGCCGTGTCTTGGCATTGTTGCCCCACTCACGCACACTGATGTCATGCGGAGCCCCGTGGATGCCGTAGATGTACCCATGCTCTTGCGCGTAGCGGTCCAGGACCTCGCGCTTGTAGAACTCCAAGCCCTCGCCTGAGTTTTCGTAATAGTTGATGACGTGAATCTCACGGCCCACAGTCTGCGTAAACCAAATACAGGTGGTATCATCCAGGCCGATATCCCACCAGGTATCGACCAGGATGCCAGGTTGATGCGGTACAGAAGTGATCCGCCCAAGTTTTCGGAGCCGCGCAAAAGCAGAAGCATAATACGTCCCTCGAACCGCCGCCTCGAATGCCTCTTCTGGCGTGGAGGGATGCTCACGCTTCATGTCTTCGCCCTGCTCGTTCCACTTCTGGACATACCAGTTGATCTGCTCGCGGGTGAGATGGATGCCGTATTTAGCGCGTAGCTCATCGAAGTAGCGCTTCTGGTAGTCCAGGACCACCACGTCATCATCGAGCTGGTTGCGGGGATTCATGAACCAGGGAAAGAAGTGGAAACGATAATCCATCTTGGTGAGTTTCCGGCGGGCAATGGAGAGCTTGCGCGCTCGCTCACAAATCTCATAGAAAGCCCCGGTCTTGCCTTCTGCCGTGGACTCGATGATGACCCAATTGCCAGGGTGCACAGTGTTGAGCGATCCTGTGACGATCTCACGGGCCTTCTCAGGGTAGCGGGCAGCGATTTTTCCTAGCTCAGAGATATGTAGAAGTTGATAGGTCCCGGATCGACCGGAAGTGGTCACGCGGATGGAAGACCCGTTCGAGAACCGCAACGCCTTGGTGGAGCTTCGCTCCGCCTTCACCAGGGCTTTCAGCCACGCAGGAAGGTTGTCATAGGCAAACTTCACTTTGTTTTGGAAGAACTCCTCTGCGTCCTCGCGGTTGTGGGCAATGATTGCGGCGTGAATGTTTGGAGTGAAAAGGCAGATGTCGAGGAAAAGGAGGCAGGCAAGGGTGGTAATTCCATGTTGGCGGGACTTCAGCACAACGTTCAGGTACCAGAGGGCAAGATAGAGAAGCTTTTGGGTGCGGTTCATGCGAAACGGGATTTTCTTTCCATCAGCGTCCACGATCCAATACAGGGTGCTCAGCCGCTCGTATTGATTCGTGAGCCGCTTTCGTATCATCTGCCGTTCTAGCGGCGATAGCTCAATGTAGCTATGATCTGATTCAATTTTAGCCGTGCTTTCTGGCATTTCCTGAGTTAATCTCCGATATTCTGCGTTACAGTGAGCTAATCTTTGATTTTCTTGCTTGTTTAATTTAGCTTAATTTTTTAACTAGAACTAACTACAATAACTAGAGCTAATCCTTCATAACTACAGCTAATCTTCATCTTCCACCTGCGAAGGTAGAGGAGGCAGCCCTTTGGCGTTTTGGTGAATGTCGCGCAATATCTCAGCCAGAAATTGAGTTGCAGGATCAATCACCTCGTGCTTTTCAGCCGGATAATGACCCAGAAGCTTGTGGGCATCCTGGCGCGCCCGCTGCCGAATATCCCAGGCAGGCAGCTTTTTCGAGTACACAACCTCGCCGGTCTTGCGGTCGTAGAAGACCTTCACCTCTTTGGCGTTCAGCTCGCGCTTGAGTTTTTTCACCAGGTAATCCAGAGTGATCCCCTGGCGAATGAAGCTCTCGTTGATCGGGTGTGCTGCTGCCTTCAGCATCTCCTCTTTTGTGACCGGCATTTCAATCCTCTCTCGTGTGTATGATGCGTGATTATCATCTTGGCTAAACATGCTAAACCACTTCTCTTTTCAGAGGCAATACGAAAACAAGGGTGAAATTAGAGGGTAAACCTTG